ACGATGTAATTTTTAATTGACATATTGACTCCTTGAAAATAATAAAGGGCGCCAGATTCAGCGCCCTAACCAGCTTGCGATTAAGACGTCAGTGCGTCTGAGATAGTCGCGAAGGAAGCAGCATGACGCACTCCGATATCACACGACTGCATGGCACGCAGCAGAACGCCGCCTTGCGGGAAAAGCGTTGCGTCATACGGGTTAGGCATAATTTCCAGAACGCCCCACTCGCCGATAATCAGTTCTGACCAGTTACCCATGAACACTTCCGAGCAAATACCTGCCGAAGTTCCCTTGGTAAGATTGCCGCGCGCCTGGTTGGATCGTGCAACGGTATAACCGTTGATTTCACCAGGTGTCGCACCGCGACCGCCATTTGGCTGATTTGTCCACAGGTATTGACCGGTAGTGGATTTCAATCCTTTGAGCCAGCCGACCGATTTTGCATTTGCCAGGTAAGCCATATTGTCGACATCCGCATTGGCTGTTGCGATTGCTGTTTCCAGCGCGATCAGGTGATCAATAGTGAGCTGCGCACCGTTGGTGCCCGCCACGACTGATCCGATACCAGCGGTATTTGCGATACCTAATGGCTGATTGCTTGATCCCAAACCTGATAATGCAGCCAGATCGATGCCAAGCGCCAGTTGCGCGATCAGATCTGCTCGGGCAATCATTTCTACATCCGGGGTAGATTGCATCAACATCGAGCGAGTGATAGCGGACTTCGTTCCAATACTCTTGAAGCTCAAAGCCAATTGATCAAAAGTCGCTTCTGATTCAGCGACTGCGCCCGTCTCGGCAACCCAGTAAGTGCTACCTGCACCAGTCTGGCGTGGAATTACCACGTTTCCAGTAAGGCCGCTCAGTACGGTAGCGCCCAACTGCAGTACACGCGCCTTGTTACGCAGCACTTCGATAAAGCTACCAGTGAGTAGGTTGGTAGCAACTAATGATCCGCCGGTGGCTGCCGCACCCGAGGCGTATTGAGCGCGTTGCGCAAACGGGATATTCGTCGGCATGAAAAAGCCTTTGGTATCCTTACCCATACGCTTACCGATGTCGTTAGACACTTCCAACTCAAAACCTGCATCTTTCCAGTTATTTGAGATGGCTGCATTGATTGCACGCAGCATTGAGTAGCGACCCTTATCGCCTTCGCTCATATCGGGCGCATGACCATTACCCAGACTGGCCGTTGGTTTTTGCGTTGCACCGCGCTGCAATACGATATCAAGTACCGCGCCGCGTGCTTCAGCAACACTAGCACCTCGCTGGATCAAGCCGCGACGCAAGTCGGCATCAATGCCATGTGCCTGGCACAATGCTTCGATTTCTGCGGCGCGTTGGCGCTCGTTGGTCGCAGCTTCAACGCGCAGGGCGTTTTGATCAATACCGTTACCGCTGGAAGCTCCTGTGGTGCCGTCCGTTGCTGCGTCCTGCTTTACAAATTTGCGTTTAAACATGTCAGTGTCTCCTGATAAAGTTAAAGAATCGGCGGATGCCGGTGCTGCGGTTGTTGCGGACTTACTCCGCGATTCGATGCTGACGGGCTGCGCTTCGTCAGTGATGGAACGTCCCTTGCCAACTGATGCGTCGGCAGGGACGGTCACAAGTGATATTTCGTACGGCTCCCAATCGATAGCCGTGTATGTTTCCTCTTCAGTATCTTCAATAAATTTGAAGACCCGGTACATGAAACTGACGTTTACTAGGACATCATCGTTGTACTGTTTCATTGCCCAGTCACCGCGATCATCACGGCCAAATCGCACATCGCAATAACCGCGCTTATCTGCACCAACGCCGATTGACTCGACCACGCCAAGCAGGTCATCACGGTCATGGTTAAATAGCAGCGGCATGGTTTGCTGCCTTTGATCGATACGTACCGCGCCAGGTGCATGGCTTAAAATTTCTGTTCCATACCACATATCGACAGGCTCTTCCGAGCTGAATGAGAAACGCACGGTACGCGATTCGGTATCAGCTTTTATCTCCTGCCCGCGCATTGAAAGTGCGCGACGTTGCGGCTCTAATTTCTCAAGCTTATGTTTAATAGCCATTTATTTATCCTTCTTCGTTATTTCATCGCCATCAGCGATAGATTCAACAGATTCCTGGGCCGGTGATTCCGTTTGCTCTGCTTCTGCTCCGTCACCCTCTTGTGCAGGGGGTAACGGCTGCGCCTGTCCTTTATCTGTGACTTGAGCAGGGTCGGTGTCGAATATCAGATCGTTCTCAGCCATCATGTCCAGCTCCTGCCGGCGTGCCTTGAATACATCTTCGGCATCAACGCCGCCGCCAGTGCTGGCAATTACATCTGCTACCGTCATAAATCCGGCACGAACTGCGAGTCGATAGGCGGTTACTTCCTTAGTTGGATCGATCCAATTCCAGCCGCGCGGCTTAAAGCGCACGGCGGCATACTTTGCACGGTTGCTATAAAAATCTGGGAACGCCAGCTCGCCGCATAACACGGCGGCCTCCAGCCAGTCTTTGTGTATTTCGGCGCGGAAGTTGCGAATGAAAAAGCCTTGCAGCACACGCCATAAGTCCCGGTCATCCAACAACGCCAGGCGTGAGCTGGAATAATTGCTCTGCGAATAGTCGCGGCTCAGTGATTCGTAACTCATGCCAATTCCCGCTGCGCAGGAACGCAGCATGAAACGCATGAAGGGTTCCATCTGTGAGTTTGGGCGACTAGGGTTAAAGCCGATGAAATCCTCACCGGGCAACAGTTGTTTGAACGTCCCTGGTTCGGAATCAATGATGCGCTGACCGGATTGCACGTCATCACCTGGTGCAGTTTCAGGCGACTTCACAAAACCAACGATGTTGGCCGAGGCGCGCGCGGCAACGATCTCAGCTTCCTCGTAACCAGCCATATTATTCATACGCTTGAGGGTGGCATGGAACCAAGGCACACCACGCGTCTGAGGGACGCGATCCACGATATACAAGTGGATGATTTCTTCTGCTGGAACGCGCAAAAACTTGGATGGTTGAAACGAGGCAAACTGGTAATCACCCGGATGATTCGGGTGCAGCCAGTACGCGACCGGACGCCCCCATTCGTCCGATTCTACGCCCATGCGGATGCCGTTACCGTTCGGTGCGCGTGCAGTCTGGTATTGATCCATCAAGCGATCGGCTTCAATAACTTCAAGTGCGAACGGGATCTTCGACCCGCCGAACGGGCGCTTGATCTTGCGAACCAATACTTCGCCAGCCTCAACCAACTGACCGACCACCAATCGCTCAATATCGGCAAACCCAAGTAATCCAGCGGTGTGGCAGACTTTACGATCTGACCAGTTCGCCCAGGCTGTTTCAATCGCATCATTGATGTTGTCCTGCAACTTACCCTGCCCGTTGACTACCTGAGCCTGTAAGCCGATACCACAGCCGATGACGTTGTTTTGTACGATGCGTACAGCATTGCTGGCATATTCATTATCACGAACTAGTTCGCGCGATCTGGCGCGCAATAGGCGCAGACTGGTGACGATCTCTGAATCAGCAGAGGTAGTTAGTGCCGACCAGTCGCTGGTGAGACGCCCGACACCGGCTCCAGCATAAGCGCGCTGAGATTTGGCTGGCGCGGTTCCTGATTGTTTATAGGCACGCTGTGCGATCCATCCCATCAGTTTCTTGTAGCCGCTCATCTAAATCGCACCATTAAATTTTTAGGATTCCCCAAGCCGTCTTTGATTGACTTGGAAGCGCGCTCATTCGATACCCGGATACGCCAGTAACTGATGGCTAATAACAATTTATCGGCATCGTAATACTCTGCGCTACGCGTACCGATGGTATATTTTTTGGTTTTCTTCCCCGATGCGTGCAGGTTGGCCAGCGCAGATTCGGCATCAGATAGCGCTTTTTCTGCATCACTTCGGCCATCAAACCCGGCTGAATTTACGGCTGATAAATCTTGGTGGACGCTAATTTCACCACGGGAAACCGTAATCCGTTCACCGGTCGCGGTAAGAATCGCAGCCCAAAACCATACGCCAGATACCAGACTCGCACTCACCGCTGGCGTGATGCTCGTCTTCCATCCAAGCCCATTCAGGACGGCGGCCAGTGTGATCGGTGCGCCTGACCCGCGCAGCTCATAACTCAACATGTATTTGGATGAATCCAAACGTGAGTTATCAGCTGCAACAAATGGATCGTCGGTCCATGTGGCTGAATCGCCTGCTGTAATGTTTGCTGGTATAGACATCAGTTACCACTTGGTTGAGGAAAAGCCCTTCATCTGGGCATTAAAAAACCCGCTCGGGGCGGGTTGCTTTTTGGGTATTGCTATTTGTTTGGCTGTCTTTTCCAATGCCGGCAGAGGTTCAATCCCTGCGTCACTTCCCAGCAAATCCGGCTGCCTGATGCGCGACTCTTCAGCCAGCCAGCGTTCTTCCTTCCAAAGATTAAGCTTGATGCTGCGCGCGGCATGCAATGAATATACTTCGCAATCCAACGCCTCATTGCGTACTCCTGACTTCTTCTGCCATACCTTCTTATTGCGTACAGTCCGGTGCGGTGCCTTCACCTCGCTGGTGATTTGTTCCCAGTAATCGGTGCGCACCTCCTTGTACCAGTGCATACGACCAGGTCCGCTTCCTTCTAGCTTGATCCGACCGCCCTGAGCATCGACGCCCAACATCAAATCTTTGGCGCGCTGCGTGCCAACCATGAAAGGACGCAGGCCATATTTGTGAGCCTTTTGCAGCCGGTTGGTATCTACTGCCACCTTCGGCGGACTGAATATTTCGCGCCCGTCATCAAGCGATGCGCCCTTCACCGCCATGTAGTTGCGGCCCATCCGGCGGCGAACATAAGCATAAACCGCGTCAGAGGTTTGTCCGTCTGACGAATCGATACTGGCCGCTTTCAAGTAAAGCTGCACACCGCTGGCATGAATGAACGGGCGGGAGAGCAGCGCATCTAGTTCTATCCATGCACCCTGTTCAGCAATCATCGTCTGTCCATGGATCTCATTC